ATGAAATTATCCTTAGTAATTCCCTGCTATAACGAGCAGGATAATGTTGAATTATTTTATAACACCGCAACTGAAGTCTTCAAAGACAAAGGCTTTGATTATGAGCTCATATTCGTCAATGACGGCAGCCGCGATCAGACGATGGACAAGCTCCGCCACATCTATGAGATAGCCGATGAAAATGTGAAAGTTGTCGGATTTTCGCGCAACTTCGGCAAAGAGTCGGCTATATATGCCGGACTCAAAGAGAGCAGGGGAGAAATGGTCTGCCTTATCGATGCCGATATGCAGCAGCGTCCTGAGCTGGTACTTGATATGATGGCGATACTCGACAAGGATCCCAACTACGATGCCGTGGCATGTTATCAGGAGGACAGACGCGAATCAAAAGTTCTCTCGGCTTTCAAAGATTGTTTTTATAAGATAATCAATAAAACTTCGGAGATCGAGTTCAAAAGCGGCGCAAGCGATTTCAGACTTCTCAGACGCTGTGTGGTCGATGCCGTGCTCAGCATGAGCGAATATCATCGCTTCTCCAAGGGCATTTTCTCGTGGGTTGGATTCAACACATATTATATGCCCTATATCGTTGAAGACCGCGCAAACGGCACTTCAAAGTGGAACTTTGCGAAGCTCTTCAAATATGCAATGGACGGCATTATCGCTTTTACTACTACGCCGCTCAAAATTGCAACTTATATCGGCTTGACATCTTCTGCCGCGTCCATAATCTACATGATAGTTGTCATAATCCAGAAGCTGGCGTTTGATATCAAGGTTCCCGGTTACGCCACAACCGTTGTGCTCATTCTTCTGCTCGGCGGTCTTCAGCTTTTCTGCACCGGCATGGTCGGCGAGTATCTTGCCAGAACATATATCGAGACAAAGCACAGACCGATATATATTGCAAGAGAAGTTCTTGATTACGAGGACAAATAAATCAAAAAACATGACTGCGGCAGATATTTACCGCAGTCATGTTTTTGCAATGCGTATTGTACGAGTTTTTTTGAAAAAACTATTGACAAATCCGCTTCTTTTGATATAATAGATAGCGTTCCGAACGAACTTAATATTTGGGGGTATAGCTCAGCTGGGAGAGCGCTTGAATGGCATTCAAGAGGTCAGCGGTTCGATCCCGCTTATCTCCACCAAGCGAAAAGCCTTGAAATCGTTATATATCAACGGTTTCAAGGCTTTTTTTGTTTGTTTTTGTAAGACTGTTTTATTTTCTTATATGATGTCAAAACAGCGGATTTAATCACGGTTGGGAACAAATTGTGAACAAAATCAATTGCTTCACAGAAGTCCAACAGCTTTTTGAAGCTGTTCTATGTCGACATGAGTATAGACTTTATTAGTGACAATTTCTGAAGAGTGTCCCATGAGTCGCTGAATATCCCATTTATCGGCGCCGTTGCGGTGCAACATAGAAGCAAATGTGTGCCTGGTCGCGTGCGGTGTCAGGCGAGGCAAGTCAAGTGCCTCAAGTGTGGGGTAGTACCATTTTTCGCGAAAGTAGCGCGCGGTTACCGGGACGAGTTTGCCGTTGTACTCATGGCAGACTATTGTCGGTCCGCCTTTATCAAGCCATTTTTGCAGATACGGCATGATTTTATCCGACACGGGGACAACTCTGTTTTTTCCGGCTTCGGTCTTTTCACCGCCTGTTAGAGTGTGATTTGCTGAATTCCAGCTGAACGGCGTAAGTGCCAAAAATTCATTGATTCTCCAGCCAGTGTAGCACATAATTAAGATTAGGTCGGCATACATAATGCCTGCCTTAGCGGCGGCGTCGATCCTTTGCAAATCGAGATCGCTGAACGGTACCTTTTCTTTCGTTTCTGCTTTGGGCAGCGTGACGAAGGTTGCATAATTTTTGATAACAATATCGTTTTGCACGGCGTAATCACAGAGTAGGGAAGCAAAAAGTTTTATTTTTTGTAGAGAAGAGGCGGAGAGTCCGTTTTGATGTGCCGTGTCAACGACTGTCTGAAAATGGGCGGCTCGTAAATCTTTTACTTTATATGAGCCGAGGACGGCAAGCTTGTTCCACGCAGCACTATAATTGTTTTGTGTTTGCTTGGAAAGATTCTTGAATTTCTGTAATTTCTTATATTCGGCGCACAATTGTGCGAGCGTGATGTTTTCGGCGGAAGCCGGAATATCAATATGCGGAGTTTTATGCCATGCTCCGAGAGCCGTCATTGCCTCTGCCCTTGTGGCGTAGCATCCTATCAGCTTGCGCTGTTTGTCAAGGGAATATTCGGAGCTGCTCTGCGGAGCAAGAACAGCCCAGGGCTTGCGCCGATTCCCGCTGAGTTTGCGGATCGTTCCGTATCCGTTTGGATTTTTCATTGTGAGCCTCCTTTCAGACTCGTGCCTGTTCCTGTTCCTTGTAGAATGTTACAGCTTTTCTAATGAACGGTTCGGGCAGGTCAAAATATTCCGATAATTCCCAAACTTCCGAAAATCCGGATTTTATAGCCTTTTTCAGCTTGTCCCGCGGGACAAGCTTTTTTATTGCCCATTTGTCTGCACGCCGCTCATGTTTGGCGCGCAGGTCACAAACTGCGTAGACATTATAAAAACTTCCGGTTATGCAGTGGCCGAGTTCGTGAGCCAAACAAACCGCCTCTTCGGAGCGGGAGTCGATTGAGAAAGGATCGATTCCGATATAACAAGTGCCGTCCGGCTCCATAGTGGAGACGGAACCTGTCAGCGGCAGGTCAAACGCATATATCTCTATTTCTTCATCTTCTGCGAGTTCATATAGACTATCAAGACTTGTCATTTCGATGCCTTTCTGATTTTTGTTTAATGACCGTATTTGCTGTTTGCACGTGCGATTCTCTCATCGATCGTTTCACCGCGTTCGTTGGTTTCTGACGGTAGCTGATATTTACTATTGGTTCCGTATGATTCAGTGGTTCCTTGAGCATCTTGCGCATAATGGTATCCCTCAAGGTAACCTTTGTAATAACCATCATGATAAGCTTTGGCTTTTTGAGTCTTGAGAGTGAGCGGGAACGCTATGGAAAGGGCGATGACCGCCGCAGCGAGAACGGATATCAGGATAACAGTTAAAATCTTTTTTGTTTTAGCCGAAGGGGATATTAACCTTTAAAAGGACTTTATCCTTTTCCGGCGAAGACGCTTTCAGTGTTATTACCCGGCGCTCTTTGGTGGCAGGCTTGTCCTCGTCCTCGAAAGTGCGCGATTTCTCCGAAAGCGGGTCTGTGGTATTGGTTTCTTCCGAAGTAACAGAGGACTTATTATCTTCCTGCGGACATTCTTCGGCGCGTTCCGCATCTTCAACGACCGAAGCGGAAACATCTTCCTTTGCTTCGTCCGGCTCCACAGTCGAGCCTTGGTTGTTCTCAGGTTGTTTATGTGAACCGCCGCGTGTCAGCAGAAAATATGAAACTAAGCCGTAAAATGCAGTAAATGAAGTAGAAGCAGGGGTAACGGTTATGCCGGTAATAGCAGACATTATCAGACTGAACGCAAGAGAGAATACAAATCCGTAAATGAGCACAGTTATAATTGCATGCTTTTTGGAAAGCGAATATCCGCGAATAAGATACCGATAGAAACAAAGCGGAAGGCAATATAAAACCAATGGCACGATGGCACAAGCTAAAGCATCTTCGTAATCCATACAAACACCCCTTTGTGTTTTGCTATTTACTTATTTATTTTTTGTGCTTTTCTCTAACGAACCTCGCGAAATTTTTGACCTCGTCGAACATTTCCGGGGTTATATCTTTGTCACCGTCAAAAAGGGCAAACATGATTTCCTCATCAGACACAGCTTTTTCGGTAGATGATTGTGAAATAGGCTTTGAATCACGACAAAGGATATAATCGGTAGTTACTCCGAAATAGTCGGCAATTTTTTGTAGATTTTCTGTATCAACTAACCTATTGCCGTTTTCCCAATTAGAAACAGTGTTTTGAGCAACGCCAAAAATCTTTGCAAATTGTTGTTGGCTTAATCCATTACTTTTCCTCAACTCAGCTAATCTGTTCAAATATATCACCTCAAGGCAAGTATATATCACGATAAGTGATAAAGTAAAGAAAAAAATAAAAAATATCTCAAAAAGAGATTGACAAGTATCTCGAAAGGTGATATTATCACATTGCGAGATACAAGGAGGCGATAACTGGTGAAAATCACGGAATACAGAAAAAAACTTAATTTATCTCAGAGTGAATTAGCCGAAATGGTTGGCGTTGGACAATCAACCATCGCAATGTGGGAATCGGGGGAACGAATTCCACGGGTCAAATTTTTAAAAAAGCTGTCAGAATTGTTTGGATGCTCAATAGACAATCTACTTTATTAAGGCGCGGTAGATGCACTTAAGGGTACACATTTGCTGCATGGTTTTAAATGATGCTCAAGAGCTTCTAATAGACTCATTTCTTTAAGTTCAGACGATGAACAATCCTTGCTGTAGTGGTATTTGTTTTCGGAAAAAGAACAGTACACTACTTTATCCGAATCATCGTAGATACCGGAATCTATGTACCCTTCATCATAACCGAATGAAAGTCCGTCGGAATAACCGAGATCATATCCGTCGTCAAATCCTTTTGAATATCCAATGCTGAAATTGTCGTTATAGCCCTTTTTTCTTCCTGCTTCTAACCCGTTTTTCATAATTCGATTTGAGATAGAGGGAAATATCAGAAAGAAAATCATAAGAAACGAGATAATGATTCCTACTATATCTTTCTTCTTGGTCTTCATTGGGTGCCTCCTATTAGCGCATTCTGTTGTTGTATTCTTCGTAAATTTTTGAATCTTCAATGCCCTCGCTCAACCCGTTGGAGTAACCAATATCATAACCATCGTTGAAGCCAGTTTCTTCTCCGATTTCTTTACCTTCACCATAGCCCTCGGCATATCCCGTTTTGCTGCCGTCCTTGTAACCTGCATCAAAACCTTTATTGTAAAAAGCACAGCCTGAAAGGGAAAGAACAAGTAATATCATAGAGATAAAAGTTAATATAGAAATATAGATTTTCACAAACCCACCACCTTTGCATTTATTTTTAGTATACAGATTTAAAAAAAAAAGTCAAACAGAAGGGATGAATATTTATGCCGCGAGTTTTGAAACCAAAGCCTACAAAAGAAGAAATCCTCGCGATTGAAGGCAGCGTGCCGGTTGAGATGGCCGCGAGGTATCTCGGACGACCTAAAGATTTTATCTATAACGGACTGCAGAAGCAGGCGCTGCCGATCGGCACCGCATACATCCGCGAAAAAGAATGGTGCTACGATATCAGGCCGAAAGCGCTGGTTGAATACAACGAGCACGGCGGCATAATGCAGCACACGGAATTTGAACACTTTGTCCGCGCCGTGATAACAAACGCAGCAAAGAATGTCGTTGATATGGCAGTGTTCGGAGAATACTAATTGAATATTTTTTTGCTGTCGGCCTACCGTGCTCCGGGGAGAATCCCGCATATTGATCTTGTTTTTATCACACCTTTCTGAAACGTATTAGGGCACAATTCATTTTTCTACAATCCTCCAATTTCCCCGGGGCACGGCAGACCGACAGAGAAGGACAAGATATGTTTTCAACAGACGGAAAAATTAGCAAAATATGTAAATCGTGCGAATACAGACATGTGTTCGGCGGCAGCACTCCGATGGCAGACTGGAGCAATACTCTGTGCAACTACAGCATCGAAAAAGACAGATTCAGAGAAACTCCGGCGAGCGACGATTATTGCGCCTACTATAAGCCACGAAAGGGGAAACGCAGATGAAACTGAATCCCATAACGAAGAATCCGGAAATCATGCGCGGAGTGTTTGAGATAAAAGACGGGAAATTTATGCACGACAACCCATACGGCTATATAACAAATCTCAAGGATCCGGAAATACACGCGGAATACATAGCGTTTCAGAAGGCGCAGAATGAAATAATGGCACTTTCAGACGAAGACAGATTCTTTTTTGACATGCTGATGATAGAACGGTTCCGGCCGGAACTGCGCCAGCTCGTCAAAGAATTTAAAGAAAGGGAGGGGACGGCTTTGCAGAAGATTGTTTCAAAATCGGTATCCGAGAATTGGACTGTGGAGCTGCTGTTCGACGAGGGAATGCCGAAAAAGTGGATGATTAAGACCCCGGAGGAGAGCATCAGCGAGGAAAACGGTCTTGTTGCGGTCAATATCTATACAGAAAAGATAAGCCGACCGCTGCAGAAGCGAATCGGAAATTATTACGAGCGACAGGGATTATCCCGATACACGGGAAATTAAGGAGGATAAATAAATGTATACAGAGTGTTTTTTGTGCCATCAGTATTGCGATACCGAGAAGCATCATATTTTCGGCGGAGCACTGCGCAAGAAGAGTGAGAAGTACAAGCTGACGGTTCAGCTGTGCCCCTACTGCCACAGGGACAACAAAGAGGGTGTGCACAACAACCGCGAGAAGATGCAAGCGCTGCATGAATACGGTCAGCGTAAGGCTATGGAAGAGCATGGCTGGACAATCGAGGACTTTATCGCGAATTTTTATAAGAATTACATTTAATAAGGAGGCGTTCGGATGATGAATTCAGTGGTTCTCATGGGGAGACTTACAAGGACGCCGGAGTGCAGAAGCACCGAAAACGGAACGGCGGTCACGGCTTTTAGGATAGCGGTTGACCGTCGCTTCACTTCCTCGGGCGGAGAAAAACAGACGGATTTTTTTGATATCGTCGCCTGGCGTTCGACCGCTGTGTTCGTTGCGGATCATTTCAACAAGGGAGATATGATAGCCGTGCGTGGTGCTCTGCAGAGCAGACAGTATACAGACAAAAACGGCAACAACAGAACAGCTATCGAGGTTGTTGCCGATGAAATAAGCTTTTGCTGAAAGGTGAATGATATGAACAGGGAAGTATTAATAGTGTTCGCGATTCTTGCGCTGTGTCTGATCTATGCACTTGCCGCCGTGCCGGCACGCGCTGATGCAGCCGCAACCGCATACAGAGTGGATTCCGAGCCGCCTGCGGCTGAGCCGATCATGACCTGCGAGGAGAAAACAAAGGTGTGCTATGAACTCTCAGAAGAAGAGCGGGCAATAGTGGAGAGCGTCGTAATGGCTGAAGCCGGTACAGAACCGTACATAGGCAAAATGGCGGTGGCACAATGCATTCTTGACGCCTGCAAATCTGAACACGAACGCCCCACGGAAATCGTCAAGAGCTTCGGGTATACCGACAAAAGGCCCGAACCGAACGAAGATGTGAAGCGCGCGGTCAGTGCGGTTTTTGACAGCGGAGAAGTAGCAACCGACGCCGAGATTCTATATTTCTATGCGCCGGCGCTTGTGAGCAGCGAATGGCATGAATCGCAGACCTATGTCTGCACTATCGGTGGGCACAGATTTTTCGCCTAATAGAAAGGAGATTTAATTTATGAATATTAAAATAGGCGACTTCGTGAAAGGCATAACAAATGACTACGGTATTACAAACACGAAAATGACGCGAGGCGTGGTCATCAATGTATACGAGAGAAACATAGAAGTGCGAGTGTTAGACCACGACGACGGCGAAACCGGAGTATATACAGTAGACCCGAAAAAGTTTGAGGTTATAGGTCATCAAAAGCAGTTTGACCGCGCGGAAGTGCTGAAACTTTTGAAGGATGGCTGTAAAAAAGCAATTTTGGATTATGACCTCAGGGGCGCAAGCCTCAGCGACGCAAGCCTCAGAGGCGCAGACCTCAGCGACGCAAACCTCAGGGGCGCAAACCTCAGAGGCGCAGACCTCAGAGGCGCAGACCTCAGCAACGCAAACCTCAGGGGCGCAAACCTCAGAGGCGCAGACCTCAGAGGCGCAGACCTCAGCAACGCAAACCTCAGCAACGCAAACCTCAGGGGCGCAAACCTCAGAGGCGCAGACCTCAGAGGCGCAGACCTCAGAGGCGCAGACCTCAGGGGCGCAAGCCTCAGCGACGCAAACCTCAGCAACGCAAACCTCAGGGGCGCAAACCTCAGAGGCGCAGACCTCGATTATTCTTGCTATCCGCTGTGGTGCGGTAGCCTGCATTTCAAAGCCGATAAGAGGCTTGCTTGCCAACTTGCGTATCATCTGTGTTCGATGCAATGCGATGACGCAGATTATATCAAAATGCGCAACTCTATTCTCGGTTTCGCTAACCAGTTCCATCGCGTGGACGAGTGCGGTGAGCTGAAAGAGAGGGAGATATAACTATGGCTTTAAAATTTGCAATTCAGGCCGCTTTTGAGATCCTTGTCGTCGTACTTATCATCTATGGCTTTTGCCGCGAGGACAAGCTGATAGAGTTTGAAGACAGGATAAAGGCGAGAATCAGAGAGCGGACAGACCAGAACAGAAAGGGAGACAAGTCATGATTACAAACGTCGAAGTAACAAAGCTTTTGCAGCACCCGGACAACCCGAGGAAAAATATCGGCGACGTCACGGAGCTGGCGGAATCCATCAAAGCGCGCGGTATCCTGCAGAACCTGACGGTCGTTCCGGCCGAAAACGGCATGTATACCGTTATCATCGGGCACAGACGACTCGCGGCCGCAAAGCAGGCGGGACTGACTGAGGTTCCCTGCGCCGTGGTTGATATGGACTATAAAACGCAGCTGTCTACGATGCTGCTTGAAAATATGCAGCGATCTGATTTGACGGTCTACGAGCAGGCACAGGGTATGCAGATGATGTTTGACCTCGGCGTGCCGGTTGCCGAGATTGTCGAAAAGACCGGCTTCGCCGAAACAACCGTGCGCAAGCGCTTGAAGATAGCGACTTTGCCGACAGAGCAGATGCAGCAGGCGGTGGAGCGCGGCGGAACGCTCGAGAACTATGTGCAGATAGCGGACATAAAAGACGAAAAAGAGCGCCGCGAGCTGCTGAAAGTTGTCGGAACACGCGAGTTTGAGTTCAGCCTTACTCGCGCGAAGAGGCGGCAGATTGAAGCCGAGAAAACGCCACTTGTCAAAGTTGAGCTAAAGGCAATCGGCGCAAAAGCCGTAAAAAACCAAATCTACAGCTCCGCCTATGACTGGATTGAACGGTGTGAGATTGCAGACTGGAAAGAAGGAACTTTTAAAAAGCCCAAAAACAAAGAGGAACTTTTTTGGGAAATATCCTATGGCACGGTGTACCTTATGCGGAAGAAAGCCAAAGCATCAAAAAAGAAAGAAGAAAAATCGGAATGCGAGCTGCGTATAGACAGCGCCAACCGCGAATTAATGCGCCTGACAAAAACGGCGTATGAGTGCCGCGTAAACTTTGTCAAGAACTTTACCGCAGTCGAAAAACATAAAGAAACAATCATCAAGTGGCTTGTGATGTTTGCGGGTTGCGAGATAACGGACTATTGTACATATGACAGAGCATATATCAATTCCGAGATCGGAGCAGACGAAAAAGAGCATTATGTGGATGCGCCGAAATGGCGCCAGTTTATCGCCGAGGACAAGCGTGCTCCGATAGTCGTCGCGTATGCGCTTGCCGGAGACGATGAGAACAACGGCTACTATACCGCCGGGTGGTATGCATCAAACAACGCTAAATCAGCACCGAAATACAGAGGGAACCAAAGCCTTGACAGAATTTATGAGTTTCTTTGTGAGCTGGGATATGAAATGTCCGAGACCGAGCTTCAGCTGCAGAGCGGCGAACATGAATTGCTGAAAGGAGAATGAAAATGAATGACGATAAAATCCTTATAGAGGCGCTGCGGAGGCTGTCGGTGCAGACCGGATCTATCGCCTGTCTTGGCTGCAAATATGAGTACGATTGCGGAATCCACGGCTGCGCGATTATCTGCGCCGCGAGGGAACGGCTCGAAGAGCTGACCGCATCACCGTGGATAAGCGTCAACGACAGGCTGCCCGAAGACGAGCAGGAGGTATTGGTTCTCGCAAACGGCAGACCGCAAGAGCATATAGTGTTGGACAATGCCCGTGAACTCGCGACATTTTACGCCGGCGAGGGCTGGTTTTTTGAGGCTTATCCGGATTGGGATGATCCACAGGTGACTTATTGGATGCCGCTGCCGGAGTTACCTACGATTGAGTGACGGAGGTCCTGCAAATGAACACAACGATGAATATGACCCTTGAGCAGCTGATCCAGGCGACGGAACTCTGCGGAGCGGGTGCACCCGGTTCTTGCTCAGAGTGTCCGTTAAATGACCCAAGCGGAGATTTTGAGTGCATTGAATACCTTATGTCGCAGGTCTCGGCCGCGCTTAAAGAGTATGCATGTAACGGAGGCGGAATATAATGGCGGTTTTGCTTTCGGTCAGACCGAAATGGTGTGAGCTTATAGCAAGCGGAAAGAAAAAAGTCGAACTTCGAAAGAACGAACCAAAAATCAAGACACCGTTTAAGTGTTATATCTACTGCACCAAAGGTGGAAGTGATGCAGAGAAAGGGCAACTTTCCTTTTGCGGTAGAGTTATTGGGGAATTTGTGTGTAACGCTATTTTCCCAATTGCTTTTGAATATCTCGGTGCGCAAGAAATATCGGAAATAGAAGTTCCTCTTCTTTGCCTTACGGATAAACAAATTATAAGTTATCTTGGAAACGGCAAGGTAGGATTCGGCTCAAGCGGGAGGTAAGCAAAATGGATTGTAAAGACTGCATGCACAATGAAGTTTGCCATATGCGGGAAGTCTGCAACAATATTGAAAAGCTTGGTTGTCTAGATTTTATTGCTAGCGCTGATGTACAAAAAATTAAGCACGGCAAATGGATTGAGGATGGCTATTGCGATATTCCTTGCGTGTGTTCGCGCTGCGGAGCGGAAGCACAATATACAAGCACCTTTAAAGAAACACTTGAATATGATTGTGAAGAAAACTTGTGCTCTACAGGATATGAAGAAACAAGAAAATATATTAGAACACCGTTTTGCCCGAACTGCGGCGCAAAAATGGACGGAGGTAACAACAATGCGTGATATTGAATTTCGTGGTAAACAAACAGACAACGGCGAGTGGGTGTACGGCGTACCTACAAAAGATGGTCGTGGCGAAATGGTTATGGTGGAAAACATATTCGAGTGTGAAGAATATAATTGCCGTGGTGCAAATTGCTTGTATGTTGATGAAAATACCGTAGGACAATACACAGGTCTTAAAGATAAAAACGGCACAAAGATTTTTGAGGGCGATATAGTTTTGTTGAAAGGCTATGAGGAGCCTTATCAAGTCGTTTTTGATGAATCCTGTTTTCTAGTTTATAGCGACAGTGTTCGCTATGCTATGGATAACTTTTACGACTACGAGATAGAGGTTGTCGGCAATATCTATGATAACCCCGAGCTATCAGGAGGTAAAGAAGATGATTTGGGATGATGACATTTCGTTTGAGGGGTACTGCAAAAAAGTGTCCGACTGGTACGAAGACCCCGAACATTTTATCGGCGACCCTCCTATTCCCGCGCAGTATGCGCTTGATTTAATATTTAAGACGCTAATTGACGATAAAAAGAATTATGAGTTTTTAACAACAGTTCCTGAGTCCACAGAGCAAACAAATTCTATTATGTTGGAACTGATTCTTAGAAAGTATAGCGGGAAATATCGAAAATTTATTAAGAGAGGTAACAACAATGGCTGATGCAGACAGATGTGTTTGCTGCGGAGATATAGTCCGCGAAAGAGGGAGTGACTGTTATTATTATGATGAAGATTGAAAATGTTATAACCCCGTCTACTGAACAGTGGGAGGCGAGAAGATGAATGAAGATTACACGAAGCTCAGGGACTTCGCACTATTGCCCGAATTGCGGCACAAAAATGAAAGGAGATTAGCTGTATGGATTGCAATAAAACAATAGACTTTCTGCTCGAAAGAAAGCGACTGTGTGATTCACAACATGACGGTGTCAACCCATGCGATGAATGTCCATTGGAGGACATATGCGACGAGGAGCGCAATTCAGAGATAATAAAAAGTGCCATTTCAAGACTCCAAAAGTGGAGCGACAAGCATCCGAAAAAAACTTACGCACAAGATTTTTTGGAAAAATTTCCGAATGCGCGTATAGGTGATGACGGACTTCCAGAGGTGTGCAGAATGGAAGTTTACGGCACAAGATGCCTGAGTATGACCGGAGACATGTGCACCATGTGTTGGTGCGAATCTATGGAGAAATAAACAAGTCAGACCCCTGCGCCAGGGAAAAGGTGAGGCGTCCGTAAGGGCGCTTTACGGGCTTGTATGCTGTCTTATCAAACCGACCACGAAGGAGAAAGAAAAAGATGCGCGCAAAAATCAGAGAGACAAAATTCTATTGCAAGGACTTTTTAGAGATATATTTATACCCCGTGACGGAGCAGCCGCATGCCAGGGCAAAGGGCAGGGGAAAGAAATACAGAGAATCGAGCGAGACGCAGAAACTTTTGAACGCAAAGTATGCGGAGCGTAAGCTCGTTCAGCTGCTGCATGCGAACTTTACTGATCGCGATCTTGCGATAGGTCTCGACTATTCCGACGATACAAGACCCAAAACGCCGGAAGAGGCGCAGAGGAATTTTCAAAACTTCCTGCGCAGGGTCAAAAGACTCTATAAAAAAGCGGGAGCGGGCGAAGTGAAATACATATCCGTCATAGAGTTTGGCGAAAAGAGCGGGAACGTGCATCATCACATTGTAATGAGCGGCGGAGTTGACAGAGACGAGATAGAAAAGGCGTGGGGACTCGGCAGAGCGAACACAAAGCGTCTGCAATTCCTCGAAATCGGCATAGCCGACATGGGAAAATACATAATCAAAGACCCTATTATGCATAAGCGTTGGACAAGGTCGAAAAATCTTGTGGATCCTCAGCCGCGCAGAAACGATAGCCACATCAGCCGCAAGAAGTTGGACGAGCTTGTAGCAGACTGCGAGCACAGACAGCTTTTCGAACAGCTTTATCCCGGCTATGTCGTGGCTGAGGTAATTCCGACATACTGCGAGTGGGACAGCTGCTATCACATGGAAATAAGAATGTTCCGGGGCGACAGCGACTACATACTTTATGGCGGACGGAAAAACAGAAAAAGGAGAGCGGGCTGATGGCGAACACTGCTGCAGGTGCGCTTGCTGTCTGTCCGTTTTACCTGTCCGACAGCAAAACGACAATAACCTGCGAGGGATTGACGGAAAAAGGAAAAGTTCTCCTCGTATTCGAGGATGCGCAACAGCGGAAGGTATGGCAACGTAGCAACTGCTATCTTTACCGCTGCGATTGCCCATTGAAAAAAATACTTAACAGCAAGTACGAATAATTTTGAAAATGCATAAAATGACCGGGCAGAGGAAAATTCCCTGCCCGGCTTATTTCTATTCATCATGGGCTAATATGGCGGGGAGAAAAACGGAATGCAAATTGATAAAATTGTAAGAAGAAAGGGGGCTTCCGAGCGTGGACTGGGATGCCATCAAGCAGGAATACATATCGACGAATATAAGCCAGCGCGAGCTCGCAGAAAAGTACGGAGTGTCGGTCTCGTCGCTTGGAAAAAAGTGCGCTTCGGAGGGGTGGAGCGGGCTGCGGAAAAAATTCAGAAAAAAAGTTGAAAAAAAAACAATGGAGAAAATCAGCCGAAAAAAAGCCTGCGAACTGGCAAAAATCGGCGTCTGTGCGGACAAATTGGTGCGCCTTATAGATGATTCTTTGAACGATACGGCAACAGTCAGGCAGACAATTGTCAAAATTGTGCCGAGCGAAGACGATGAGGACGAAGCGGAAGTCGAGGAATATTGCCTGCAAAAACTCGACACTAAATATTTGCGGCAAATGACGGCTGCAATGAAAGATCTGATGGAGATTCTGCGCGATGTTTACGGCAAGCCAAACACCGTGGAGCGGGCAAATATGCAGTATACGCGGGAACGGCTTGACCTCGAAAAGGCAAAAGCAGCCGCAGGTATGCCGACAGATGAGGAAGAATACGGCATTATCGAGATTCCGGCAGTGCTTGAGGAGGCTGCGGAAGAATGAAAATCTGGGAACCGCAGGAAAAACAGAAGAGGTTTATGGAGCGCCCGGAGTATGAAGTGCTATACGGCGGCGCGGCGGGCGGAGGGAAGAGCGACGCGCTGTTGATTGAAGCCCTGCGGCAGGTGCATATTCCGTATTACCGCGGACTGATACTGCGAAAAACATATCCGCAGCTGTCCGAGCTTGTAGAGCGATCTGAAATGCTTTATCCGCGGGCGATACGCGGCGCAAAATACAACGAGAGCAAACACCGATGGAGCTTCCCGAGCGGGTCTATGATCTATTTCGGCTCGATGCAATACACGAAGGACAGGTTGAAATACCAGGGCAAACACTATGATTTCATCGCGTTTGACGAGCTTACGCATTTCACATGGGACGAATACAGCTATATGTTCTCACGAAACCGCCCGGGAGGACCCGGCACGAGGGTATATATGCGGGCAACAACCAACCCCGGCGGCATAGGTCACGGGTGGGTGAAGTCTCGGTTTGTTACTGCGGCGCCACCAATGACACCTATCACGGAGGCTTTCAATGTCGTGACACCGTCAGGGCAGATAATTGAGGGCAGCAGGAAGCGGATTTTTGTCCCGGCGACGGTTTTTGACAATCAGGAGCTTTTACACAACGACCCGGAATACATCATGAAGCTTGCGGCCATGCCGGAAGCGGAGAGAAAAGCGCTGTTGTATGGTGATTGGGATAGTTTTTCGGGGCAGGTGTTCACAGAGTGGCGCAACGATCCCGAGCATTATAAAGACCAACGGTGGACGCATGTCGTTGAGCCGTTCAAAATCCCGGAATACTGGCAGATTTACAGAGGCTTTGACTTCGGCTACACAAAACCGTATTCCGTGGGCTGGTATGCGGTGGACACGCATGGCAAGATATACCGCATTGCGGAACTGTACGGATGCACGGGCACGCCGAACGAGGGAGTGCGGCAAGACCCGGTCACGATTGCGGCAGAGATTCGGCGCGTCGAGCAGGAGGATATGAACCTCAAGGGAAAGAACATTATCGGCATAGCAGACCCGTCAATTTTTGACGAGAGCCGCGGCGAGAGCGTAGCGCGAATGATGGAAAAATCCCCGAACTTCATAGTATTCTCCCCCGGTGACAACACGAGAATCGCCGGAAAGATGCAGTATCATTACCGCCTGGCGTTCGATTCGGAGGGCAACCCGAAATTTCAAGTGTTTTCGACATGCCGGCACTTTATCCGCACTATTCCCAATATCGTCTATGACGAGAAATATGTTGAGGATATCGACACATCGCAGGAGGATCACATCTATGATGAGTGCCGATATGTGCTGATGGAGAACCCGATAAGTCCGGAGCCTCGCAAAGCCCCGGCAAAAGTGCCGGATGATCCGCTGGAACTCAGAGAAAAGCCGGACAAATACAGCTTTTACAGACTATAGGAGGCAGAACAATGGCAAACAGCAGAAACCCGATAGAAGATATCAAGCGCCGCAGGGCGGAAATGCGCGACCAACAGCAGCAGGAGCAGACCTCAAGAAACCCGGAGCGGGATATTGCCGCACGAACGGAGGCATTGCGGCAAGAGCTTGGAAATCCTGTGCAAGAGGATAGACAGGCAGAAACAGTGAATGACACTGATATTGTGAAATATGAACCCGAGAGCGGGTCAGAGCAGGACCCAATCACGGAGGAGTCAATCGCCCTGGCAGAGGAAACCTTGCGAAAATACAAAGACGGCAAGGCAAATCTCGAGAACAGGATAATCGAAAATGAGCAGTGGTGGAAGCTGCGGCACTGGGAGACTATCAGAAAAAACCAGGCGAAAGGCGCAAACAAAGAGCCCGAGCCCACTTCGGCTTGGCTGTTTAACTCACTGGCAAATAAGCACGCGGACGCTATGGACAACTATCCGTCGGCTTCCGTGCTGCCGAGAGAGCAGAGCGACAATGCTTCTGCAGAACAGCTCTCGGAAATTCTGCCCGTTATCATCGAGCAAAACGGTTACAAAAAGACGTACTCCGCTAAATGGTGGTACAAGCTCAAGCAAGGTTCAGCCTGCGAGGGCGTGTTCTGGAATCCGCAGAAGTACAACGGCTTGGGAGACATCGAGATCAAGAAAATCGACCTGCTGAATCTCTTCTGGGAGCCCGGCATAGAGAACATACAGGACAGCCGCAACATCTTCCATGTGTGCCTGCGCGACAACGATGTGCTCTCGCAGGAATATCCGCAGCTGAAAGGCAAGCTCGGCGGCAAGACGATAGAAACAAGCCAGTATATCTATGACGACAACATAGACACATCGGAAAAGAGCGTTGTGGTTGACTGGTACTATAAGAGACTGGTTGGCAGCAGAACAGTGTTGCACTATTGCAAATTCTGCAACGGCGAAGTGCTCTTCGCGTCAGAAAACGATCCTCAGTATGCCGAGAGCGGGTTTTATAATCACGGCAAATATCCGTTCGTGTTTGATACACTCTTCCCGGAGGAAGGCTCGCTTGTGGGCTTTGGATATTTGGACATTATGAAAGACCCGCAGATGCAGATAGACAAATATGACCAGGCGTTTATGCAGTCGGCCGTTGCCGCCTCTCGCCGCCGTTTCTTCATCAATGCTGCGAGCGGGAAAATCAACGAGAAAGAATTTCTTGACGTCTCGAATCCTTTTGTGCATGTGGACGGCAGACTCGGGGAGGACAGCATAAAAGAAATCACTATGACGCCGCTCAATGATATTTATGTGGCGCTGCGCACGAACAAAATAGACGAACTCAAGGAAACGAGCGGAAACCGTGATTTTTCACAGGGAAGCACCACGAGCGGAGTTACCGCCGCTTCGGCGATTGCAGCGCTGCAGGAAGCGGGAAGCAAATTGTCGAGAGACATGATTCAGACCTCATACGACAGCTATGAGGAAGTGCTTTATTTGTGCATTGAGCTGATAAGGCAATTTTACGATGCACCGCGCAGCTTCCGCATAACGGGAAAAAGCGGAGAGCAGGAGTTCGTGAGCTACGACAACCGTGCGATACAGCCCGAGGGCGAGCGTACAGAGTTCGGCATTGACATGAGCGGGCGAATGCCGATTTTCGATATCAAGGTCAGGGCGCAACGAAACAATCCTTTTTCAAGGCTTTCTCACAACGAGTTGGCACTGCAGTTCTATAACAGCGGATTCTTCAATCCGGAAATGACGGATCAGGCGCTCGCCTGTATCGACATGATGGACTTCGAGGGCAAGGACTCCGTCGTGCGGAAAATATCGCAGAACGGTACGCTGTATGAACAGCTCAAGACCATGCAGCAGCAGCTTATGCAGATGGCGCAGATAGTTGACGCACAAAACGGAACAACGATAGGCAGTCAGATGGCGGCATCTTTTTCGGGCGGAGTTCCGGTGGCGAACGTAGGCTCCGGAGACGGCGAGCTCAAGAGCAACTCGCTTGGCGAGACGCGCGCAGACGAACACGCAACGGCCGAGAATGCGAGAGAAAAAGCGGCTTCGGCTGCGGAACCGAGGTAATATTATGACAACAATAAAAGTTCGCCGAGCGGGCAGAGAAATGAAAATAAGCATTTCGGGACATTCGGGATATGCGCCGAGCGGGCAGGACATAGTCTGTGCCGGCATTTCGACACTCGGCCAGACCGCCGCAATGATGTATGCAAAAATGAAAGCTGCCGGAGAACTAGAAACATTTACCGCTGAAAAGAGCAACGGAACGCTTCTGCTGGCGATTAAAGCATACAAACATACCAAAGCAAAGGCAAAAGGAATTTATAATTTTTTCTGCACGGGCGCAAAGCTTATCGCAGACAACTATCCGAAAAATGTAATTGTTACAGTTGAAGGCGGGGAGAAAATCGAAAATTAAACCGCTATAATATAATCACAAAGACACTTCGGAAAGACGATGGAGGTTAATTTTTATGTTCACAGACACAACAAAGGCTTTTTCGCTCACGCTGTTCGGCGAGGGCGGAGGAGACGGAGCGGGCGTATCGGCGGCAACGGCCGCCACGGCTTCCGACGCCGGGGAGCAGACACGGGCGATTGAAACGCAGGACGCCGCTGCACAGCCGGAAAGCGAGATCAATGTTACGGCATCGACGGTCGAAAATCAGGACGCGGAGTTTGAAAAGCTGATAAAAGGCGATTACAAGGACGCGTTCAGCCGCCGAGTACAGAACATTATCAACGGCAGATTCAAGGAAACGCACACGCTTCAGGAGCAGCTGCAGAAGAGTACGCCGGTCTTTGAGATCCTCGCGCAGAAGTACGGGATAAAAGCGGACGACATTGACGGCATAGTCAGAGCTTTGGAAAATGATGATGAATCATACAGAGAAGAGGCTATGGAAAAGGGCATAACGGTCGAACAGCTCAAGGAGATGAAGAAGCTCGAACGCGAGGTTGAACAGCTCAGACGGAACGAGTCTCGTCGCGACGAGCAGGACAGAATCAACCGGGACATTACCAACTGGAAGAACCAAGCGGAAAGTCTCAAGGAAATCTATCCGAATTTCAATCTCGACACGGAGATAGAAGATCCTCAGTTCTTCAGCCTGCTCAGAAATAATGTCGACGTCAGAACGGCTTATGAAGTTATCCACCGAGATGAGATACTCGGGGGCGCGATGCAGTACGCGGCGCAGACTGCGGCCAAGAGAGTTGCCGATTCTGTTGCGGCGAACAGCAAACGTCCGGTTGAAAATGGGGTCACTTCGCAGGGCGCGGTCAATTCCCAGGCAGATGTCAACAAAATGACAAAGGCTCAGCGTGAAGAAATAGAGCGCAGAGTCGCAAGGGGAGAAAGAATTACTTTCTGATCTCCTTGCATAAAGAAAAGGAGAATAGAAAATGAAGAAAATCAAGGCAATAATCAATCATGTCATTTTTGACCTGCAGCTGTTTGCAACGGTCATAAATGCCACCACTTCGGCGACAAGCGGCAACAATCTGTCCGCCGAGATGAAAACCTACTACGAGAAGAGGCTGCTTGACAACGCAGAGCCTAAGCTCGTACACAACCAGTTCGGAGACAAGTATCCCATTCCCAAGGGCTCCGGCAAGACTATCGAAATGCGTAAGTATTCGCCGCTTGCAAAAGCTACCACGCCACTGACGGAAGGCGTTACTCCCGACGGACAGGCACTCAATGTGAGCACGATAACCGTGACTGTCAAGCAGTACGGCCGCTGGATTCAGCTTTCGGACATGCTCGATCTGACGGCTATCGACAACAACGTGCTGCAGGCAACTAAGTTGCTTGGCTCCCAAGCGGGACGCTCGCTGGACTCCGTTATCCGCGAGGAGATTGTCGGCGGCACAAACGTTATTTACGCGCCTAAGATTGCAAGCGGCGCAGAAACGGCCGTAACGAGCAGAGCGGATCTCGACGCGACGGCAAAGATCAATGTTGACCTCATATTCCGCGCGGCGGCTCAGCTGGAGAGCATGAATGCAGACCCGATTGGGGATTCGTTCGTGGGTATTATCCATCCGTATGTAGCATATGACCTTATGCGCTGCGAGGAGTGGATTGATGTACATAAGTATGCTAAGCCCGACGATATCTACAACGGCGAGATAGGCAAAATCGGTAATGTCCGATTTGTCAAATCCACCGAGGCTAAGATATGGACCGGCACCGGCTGCCCGTCCGGTCTGGCGGTTTTCGCCACGCTTATCCTCGGCGCTCACGCTTACGGTCTGACGGAGATCGAGGGCGGCGGTCTGCAGCATATCGTCAAGCAACTCGGCTATGGCGACGATCCGCTCAATCAGCGTTCGTCCTGCGGCTGGAAAGCGACCGAGGCCGCAAAGCGCCTGGTTGAGGAGTACATGGTGCGTATCGAGTCCTGCTCCGCGTATTCGGCCACTGCGCAAGCTAACTGATAAAAGCTCAGAGGGCATTTTGCTCTCTGAGCCCGAAAGGAGATATTTATGGCAAGAACAAAAACTGCAACACCCGAGGAGAACGCAATCCTCGAAGAGACGGCTGCACCCGAGGAGAACGCAACCCCCGAAGAGACCACAACCACCGAAGAGACCACAACCACCGAAGAGGCTGCTGCGCCCGAGGAGCAGAAAGAACCCACGGAGAAAATCTTTCTCTTTAAGGACGACAGCACTTATAAAGATGATCTGTTTGTTTCGGTCAACGGCAGGAATTTTCAGATCCAGCGCGGCGTAGAAGTTGAAGTGCCCGCCTGTGTCGCAGAGGTTATACGCAATTCCGACAGACAGAAGCAGCTGGCGGAGCAGCGCCTTGAGAAGCTGGTAGAGCAGTATATCAAAGAGAGATAAGGACACACCGGGAGGGCGCATTTTGCGCCCTCTTTTACTTTCAGGAGGTTTATATGAAAATATGCGAAGCAATAAGACAGACCGATGAGCTAAAGCCCAATCAGTATTCGGACGAGCAGAAAATAAGATGGCTTTCCGAGCTTGACGGGAAGATAGTAAAAGAGCTGATAGACGCGAAGAGCGGGGAGAAATCAACGGTGTTTGAAGGCTATAATGAAGACACAGACACGAACACAGAACTGCTTGTGCCGGAGTCTTACAGCAACCTATATGTTCTTTGGCTGATGTCAAAAATTGACTTTTTCAACGCCGAATACGACCGATACAACAATTCGGCAATGGCTTTCAACGAGGCATACGAGGGCTACTGGGGATATTACAGCAGAACGCACGCGGCTCCGGCGGGCGGAATATTTATGAGGTGAACCGATGAGACTGCCTATTCTTAACACGGTCAGTAAAAACAGGGAAATGATGAGCGCGTTCGGAGGATATCACCATGACCTTGTTATAAGTGACAATGAATTTTACGACGAAGAGAATCTTTCGTCAGACAGCTATCCTGCCCTGACGCCGAGAGAGCAGCGGAAAAAAATTCGCGATTTCACACGCCTTGACGGCTTTTGCGTGAACAACGGTCTGTGTTGGGTGGACAATGGCAAAGTGTTCTACAACGGCGATCAGGTCAGCGGCGATGTCGAGAAAAGCCGCAAACAAATGCTGAGCATGGGTGCGTATGTCCTCATCTGGCCGGACAAAAAATATATCAACACCGAGAAAGTGAGCGAGGGCGTAGGCAGTTTGGAAAAATCGTTTACGACAACTGCGGCGGTATCATTTACGCTGACGCGAGTAACCGGAGATGATTATAACCCGACAGTCTCGGCCACGGCGCCGGAAGAGCCGACAAACGGCGACAGCTGGCTTGATACTTCCTCAAAGCCGCATACTCTCAAGATATATGCCGCAGCAACAAAGATGTGGAATGCGGTGGCGACGACATTCGTCAAAATCTCTTCGGCCGGAATAGGCGAAGGATTCTCGGAATATGACGGAGTGACTATAAGCGGCTGCAAGGACGAACAGTTCAACACAAACATGATACTCTATGCGGTCAGCAAGGATTACATAGTCGTGACCGGATTCATAGATGAAGTATCGAGTCAGCAGGAAGCGGTGACTGTAAAAAGAACCGTGCCGGATATGGACTTCGTGACCGAAAGCGAAAACCGCATCTGGGGATGTTCTTCCGATAAGCATGAGATATATTGCTGCAAAATAGGCGATCCATTTAACTGGAATTGTTTTCTCGGATTGGCGAGCGACAGTTACGCCGTGACAGTCGGAACGCACGGTAAGTTTACTGGCGCGTTTACGATGCGGGGATATATCCTGTTTTTTAAGGAAGACTGCGTCCACAAGGTCTACGGCTCGAAGCCCTCAAATTTTCAGGTTACGAACGAATCTATAAGGGGCGTCCAAAACGGCAGTGAGCGAAGCCTCGCACTGTGCAACGAAACACTATACTACAAGAGCCGCAACGGTATATGCGCCTATGACGGCGGAACCCCGGTCAATGTTTCCGAGGCGTTCGGTGCAAACGCATATAGAAATGCCGTAGCGGGAGCAATCGACAACAAATATTATGTGTCGATGTCGGACGAGAACGGCAAATACAGCCTGTTCACATACGATGAGCGCACAAAAATATGGCATAGGGAGAGCGGGCTGAAAATCGATGCTTTCGCGCCGCTGGACGGGGAATTGTATTTCACGGTTGGAAACAGCCTGTGGACGATGCACGGCACGACGCGATACAGCGTAACAGATCAGACGTATGACGAAAAGCCGGTTGAATGGATGGCCGAAAGCGGACCTATTGGAGTGACAAGCCCCGATAATAAATATATTTCAAAACTGCAGTTTCGCCTGAGCGTCGAACGCGGGGCGCAGTTCCGGGTGCAGATCCAATATGACTCTATGGGCGATTACGAGGAAGTGCTGCACATCGATGCTGTAAACAATCGCACAATCACTATTCCGATTATAGTCAGGCGCTGCGACCACATGAGAATCCGAATGCGGGGCAGGGGCAAGTTCATCTTGTACAGCATCGCAAAGGTAACGGAACAAGGGAGTGAAATCTGATGCCGACGCTAAATCTGAATCTGCCGACGAATCTTGGCGGAGATCAGAAAACTCAAAGCTATCTCTATCAACTTAACGAACAGCTTCGGTATATTCTCAACAATCTTGACGGAGACAATTTTTCGCCGGTTTATCTGAAAACGGTGGAGCAGACGCGGTCAATGGCGGAGCTGGCGAGCGACGCCGTTGAGCAATTAGAAGCGGGCAGAAAGATTGATTATAACGAGCTCAACGATAAAATCATAGCGCAGGCGGAAGAGATAAATCAGACATTTCACACCGAGATAGAGCAGAACAACGACAACATAATGACAACGGTGCGCGAAGAGCTTAGCGCGAAGGCGTCAATTGCAGAGCTTAATGCAACACTCGAGTCCTATGTTACACAGACTTCAAGAGAAATTCAGCTGAATTTCGACCAGAATTATCTCTATACAACAGAGGTTGACGGTAGACTCGAAGAGTTTCAGGAGCTAATAAGAACATATTTCCGCTTCACGGCGGAGGGAATGGAGCTCGGCAAGGCGGACAGTCCGTTCAAATCTATGCTGACAAATGAAAAATTAAGCTTCACACAGAACGGCACGGAGATAGCCTATATCTCCAACCGCTGCCTTTATGTTACGGATGTTGAAGTTCTTAACCGACTGAGGATAGGCAACTGGGAGTTCACGCCCAGGAGTAATGGCAATCTTAGCTTTATATGGAGGGAATAAACAATGTCAATAACAACAATCAAAACATATCCGAAGAATATCACCGTAGGTGTCAGCAAAATAAATGGCCTTGGTAATATTCTTGTTGAAGTCGAGGATGCGAATGACGGGAAGTCATACACCCATAAGATGTATTTCACTTGCGGCAATTACAGCTACGAGAGCGGGTATTTTTCAACAAACAATGCAGTTATGACGGCATATGAGTTCCCACTCGAATGGGCTAATGCCATTACAAGCGGAAGCAGCAGAACCGGCACGCTGAAGATTGAAACATACAAGAAGTTAGGAATGATCCCGACGACGCTCGTTGAGACGAACACAAAGACTGTTACTTTTTCGGTTCCGGACGATGTAAAACCCACAATGCCGGAACTGACAATAGAGCGCATAGACGGCAGCGTTCCGACCGAATGGGGAATATATGTGCAGGACTATTCAAAATGCAGGATTACTGCCGCTGCGCAGGGGGCATACAGCTCAAAGATAAAGAACTATCGGTTTGCCGTGAACGGTGCAGTTCTGTCAAATCAGACCGGCGGGGTTTATACCTACACTTGCTATCTGTCGGGTGAGCTGAACTTTACGGTCACGGCGACAGACAGCAGAGGCAGAACGGTCAGCCAGACGGCGAGCATATCGGTTGAAAAGTATGACAGTCCGATGATAAATGAGGTAACATGCTTCAGATGCACGCAGGACGGCACAGAAAACGACAAGGGCACATATGCGGCGGGAAAGGTGAACTATAGCTTTTCGGCGTTGTCAGGCAAGAATACAGCGGTTTGCAAAGCAAGCTACAAGACAGATACGATGGATGCCTGGTCTGATGAGACGGCGATGAGCAATGATGTGCAGACAATCCTCTTTGACGGTCTCAGCGAGAATGTCTCGTATAAGATAAAATTCAAAGTTACCGATAGCCTTGCTTCCGCGGAATATGTTTATGAGCTTTCGACGAGCTTCGTGCTGATGGACTTCCTGCGCGGCGGCAAAGGAATAGCTTTCGGCAAGGTTGCGGAACTCGCCAATACGATGGACGTCAACATGCTGCTGCTCCTCAGAAAGGGACTGCAGGCAGGAGAACAAACTTTTCCGCTGAAAGACACAGGCTGGCAGGAGTTAGAGCTTACGGACGGAATAACTCCGGGCGCGAATGGACTGACACCCAAAGGCCGCAGACTCGGAAACTCGGTCAACATCGTCGGAGATGTGCAGGGGATAACGGCGGGCGGGAAAACCATATGCACGCTGCCGGAGGATCTGCGTCCGCAGAGCAGGATATTTACAATCTGTGCGGCGAACGATACCAACCTTGCCCGGTGGTCGGTATTTCCGGATGGAAGAGTGGTGCTTGATTGGAGCTTCAATCTTGAGACAAAAGCTTATAAATACAATCTGACTTCATATAAGCTGAACATAAATTATCTGATCTGAGGAGGTAAAAGCAAATGGCATACACGACAAAAGACCTTGAAAAGCAGAAAAAGCAGCAGGGCATATCAAAGGACAAACTGTCATACGCCGTGGCGCAGGGCGGAAATGCGGCGGCGCTCGCCGGTGGAATGGCAAAGCAGGGAATAAACGCCGCGAAGCAGGTCGGATACGGTATAGGCACGATAAAAACGCTGCTCAACAAGCCAAAGGACTACGAGGAATCCGACGAAGTTAAGCAGGCTCAGGAGGATCTGAAGAACCATTACAACTCAAAGCCCGGGGACTATCAGAGCAATTATGCAGATCAGATACAGGGACTTCTGAAGGACTACGAAAACACCAAAGATTTTCAGTATGATTTCAATGCCGATCCGCTCTATCAGCAGTATAAGGATCAGTATATTCAGCAGGGCAAGATGGCGATGCAGGACACTATGGGGAATGCCGCGGCGCTCACCGGCGGTTACGGCAGTTCTTATGCTTCGACTGCCGGAAACCAGGCATACCAGTCAAGCCTCAACGATTTGAACAATGTCATTCCGTCACTGTATGACCGGGCATATAGCAAATATCGTGACGACAAGAGCGATAAATTGCAGCATATGCAGGTCCTGCAGAACCTCGACGATTCAGACTATAAAAAATATCAGGACACGCTGAGCGACTACTATAACACACTCAATTATCTACAGAGCCAGTCACAGTATCTCTCGGAAAGTGATTACAACCGTTACCTCAATCAGCTTGCGCAGTGGCAGTATGAGCTTGAATATTATACAGGACGCGCAGATGCAGCACAGCAGCAGTCGAATTGGCAGAGCGAGCAGAACCGCCAGTATATGCAGGACTATGTCAATCAGCGCAACTGGCAGAATCAGTTTGATTATCAGAAGGAGCAGGACGCCCTTGCACAGAATAACTGGCAGCAGCAGTTCGACTACGGAAAGGAGCAGGATGCGCTTGCACAGAACAACTGGCAGCAGCAGTTTGATTACGGCAAGCAGCAGGACGCGCTTGCGCAGAGCAACTGGCAGAAACAGTTTGACTACGGCAAGCAGCAGGACTCAAGGGATTATAATCTCAAAAAACAGCAGTTTGAGCATGACAAATATATGGACTCTCTCAAGGCTCAGAGCTATTCAACCTCTTCGTCGTCTTCGTCAGGCAGGAGCGGGTCAAGCGGTTCTTCGACCGGGAGCAGCGGAAAACAGACTGCTACAAAATCAAAGGCAGCCAGTGAGTTTATAGGTGCACAGCCGACTCGGTACGAGTTTGGTGTAAGACCGGCACTGAAAAACCAATACGGAAGCTACGAGAATTATATAAAAACGAAGATGAGCCAGAACAAGAACCTGACCGACGAGGATATTTATATACTCAGTCAGCATTACGGACTTTCATAAGCGGAGGATAAAATGGAAACAATTGACGACAGAATAAAGCGTGTAAATTCGAAATACGAGGCTCCTGAGTCAATAGACGAAAGAATCAAAAGAGCAAATGATAAATATCAGTGGGATTCGAGCGACAAGGAAATGCATGACTGGTTTGAATCAACCGGTCGTACCACCAGAAGCGCAAACAGTAGGCTGCAAAACAGTTCATATGCGAATTGGAAACGCGACAGCGAAAATACAAAGCGCGCGGTAAACAATGATCTTGAAAAGGCGGACAGAATCAAATCCTACCTCGACTCGCAGCGTGAGCAGCTGGGGGAAGAACGCTACAACACATTCATGGCACGGTACGAGGAATACAAGAATGCTCTGCAGCAGACTTCGCAGAATCTGCAGAAGGAGTCCGACTATTACTCCGATACGCGTAATTCCGGCGTTATGGACACCATGACCGAGGATGATATGAAAGGACGTCTTGACGATATCAAGAACGAGAAAAAGAAGAACCGCAGTGAATCATTCAAAAATCGGGTTTGGGCGTTCCTTAGCACGATGCAAGGAAATACAGCGGATTATGAAAAGTACACTGAAGAAGCCAAGGCGGCAAAAAACAAGCTCAATAATCTGAAGAGTGAGTCCGCTGCATTGGAGTCGGAGATATACAACAGGGATATATCCGAAAAACTCAGCCAGTTTGACGAGGCAACGCTCAAGGAAATACAGTCTATCCCCGAGCTCAAGGACAGAATAAAGCTCGAAGAGTCAGTCGGCACGAGCGGAAACAACAAAAATGTCTATGAATATAATCAGAGGCTCAAGGAAATAGAGGACAAGGTTCGTGCAAAGGGAATGAATCCCGATGAGCTCGAGAATTATTTTGCGTATGAGTATAACCGCCGCAAAAATGAAGACGTACAGAACGCAGTTCGCGATTTCAGTAAGGATCATCAGGTGCTTGCCAGCGCACTGAGTGTACCGGTAAATGTGGCGATGAGTTTGCCGATAGATGCAGAAAACAATGGCTATTTGAATGCGGCTACCCAGTGGGTTGGAAAAAAGCTTACAGGCAGTTATGCGCCTGTAGACTATAACAGAGACGCCGGAATAGCAAGTCAGCTGAGCGATACGGCCCGCGGAGCGGTTATGGATGAGCATGACTGGAAGCTTGGCGACCGGGATGTCTTCGACTTCTTATATGGAACAGGAATGTCCGCGCTCGATTCGGCTGCATCTGCAGCCGCGGGCAATCTTGCCGGCGGAGCACTTGCGAATACCGGGGCGGGAATAAAAGCAGCGGGGAAAGTTGTCGAAGCTGTCGGCGGCGGAATACTCGGTCTTTCTGCTGCGAACTCAACAATGCGTGATATAAAAGCTCGCGGCGGCAACGACGACCAAGCGGTTATCGGCGGAGCTGTTTCGGGTATATTTGAAGGTCTCTTCGAAAAAGTCTCGATAGGTAATTTCAACAAGCTCAAAGAGGTTGACCCGAGAAGTATGCGCGATGTCGCGATGAACATACTCAAATCAACCGGAGTGAACTTTTCGGAAGAAGCCGCGACGGAAATAGCAAACATAGCCTATGATACCATAGCAAACGGCGATATTTCCAATTATAAGCTCATGATAGCTGCATATGAGAAACAGGGATTAAGCGAGGCGGAAGCAAAGAAAAAGGTTGCCGGAGATCTCGCACTGCAAGTTGTTGAAGCGGGAGCGGGCGGAGCGCTTATGGGCGCCGGCTTTGGTGTAGTGGGTTCCGGGCTCGGATACCTCAACCACAGAAAACAGGGTACGAACATCACGGGAAAGACAGTTGCAGGTTTTGCAGGCGGAGAGCAGACGCAGATTGCACAGCGGCTTGAAAGCCTCGGCGAGAACACGCAGGACGCTGTCAGATTGTCCGCTGTGGTGCAGAAACAGGCTGAGGGTGATAAACTTACCCGCGCAGAAAAACGGCTTTTCCGTGGCTCTGAGAACGCTCAGAACGTGGCTGCTGAGATAAAAAACAGCACATCAGATGCCGTGGAAGACTCTCAGATGTCGTTAAAGAAGGACATAGAGACAATAAAGCAGGAATATAAAAAGGCGGTAAATCCGAAGATCGTTGACTTTGTAAATAAAGTCAGAAACTTTAAAAATAAGGAAGCCGCCAATAAGGTGCATATAGATCTTACAGGTGTTACGGAGCGCGAAGTCCATGACATAAAAAAACTCACCGGTATAGATACCAGTGAGTATAAACGCAGTATGGACGGAAACGCTGTAGAACATATTGAAAAAGATCATGGGGAGAACGGAGTCTCGGATCATTCAATGTCTGATGTCGAAGATCTTGCGCGAATAGAGTATGTTCTCGACAACTATGATGATATCGAAAAGGGAACCGCAGACAAAGTATATACCAAATATATGAATTCTGATAACACGCCTGCCGCAAAGGTTATATATTCGAAGCGTGTTAACGGCAACTATTATGTGGTTGAAGCGGTGCCGGACTCAAAAGCAAAGACACTCCGCATTATCAGTGCTTATAAAGAAAAAGCAGAAGGGGTCTCGCAAGTGCTGAACATGTCCGAAGACCCGCAGCTTACGTCCCAGACGCCCCATGCGTTCGCCCCTTCCGATAACAATATATCACAAAAGAAAAGTTATGTCAACGCTGTCCCAGCAACGATTGATGGACAGAGCGTAACAATCAACGGCATAGACCGTATCGAAAAGGACGGAAACCGGGCACAGATGTATGTCAGGACGCAGGACGGCGGCAGTGTTGCGCTGAGCGATGTGCGGTTTGACAGCCGCGAGACCGAAGCTCTTTACAATGTCGCACAGGGCTTTGACAGCACCGACACGGCACGGGCTTTTATTTCAGGATATAAGCAGGGCGATTCGGCAAGCGAGTATATGAACGCGTTTCTTGACTTCCGCCGCGCCGGTCAGCTCGGGCAGGAATTTGACAGCGTTTTGCAGTCGAATGCAAACAAATATGCAGGGCTTGAAGAAAGTCAGCTCAGACAGGCGTATTATGCCGGAGTTAATGAAAAAAATAATGCGCCGAAGCATTACAGTGCGAAAGAGGAAAAGAGGGCAGAAAAGAACGGCGGTCTGCTGAGAAACTATACAAAAAAGCTCAACTCGGAGCAGGCGGGTTCGGTATATGTCCTTGAGGCTCTTGCGAAAAAATACGGCTTTGTCGTTGAAGTGTGCGATACGCTTGCAGACGGAATGGCGAACGGTGAGTACGATCCCAAGACCGGCAGAATAAAAATCGCGCTCGACGCTGAGGAAAACGCTTATCTCAGAACCGCCGGACATGAACTGTATCATTATATCGAGGACTGGAACCCAACGGCCGCAGGCGAGCTACGCGAATATGTCATAGGCAAGCTCAAAGAAAGCGAAAACTATGACTATGAGGGCAGAGTAAAAGAGCTGCAGAAGCTTTACGAAGGTTTCGGAAAAGCGGACATAGAGGCGGAAATCGTTGCCGAGAGCATGTTCGATGTATTCGACGAGAAAACTATCAGAGAGCTTGTTAATGAGAACAGACCTCTTGCCGTGAAAATCCAGAGCTGGATAAGGGGCTTCCTGGAAAGCATAGAAAAAGCCCTGACTGCTCTCGGACTGAAAAGCCCGGAGGTCAGAGCACTTGAGGGAGATACGGAGGCACTGGAAAAAATCAGCGGCATGTTCAAATCAGCTCTTGAGGGCGCAAAGGAAAATAAGAGCGAAAGGAGTGAAAAAAGCTATTCTCTTAAAAATGAGACGGAAGAAAAAACATGGTATGACTATTCCGTATCTTTTGAGCAGCAGATAGAAGACTTTGAAAAAGGAAAACTGCCTAAGCGCGATACCTTGATAGTATGCCCCACTCCCGAAAAAATGCAAAATGTCGGCTTTAATCCGTTGCCGATGACCTACGCCACAGGACACCTGAAAACAGTATTGCAGGGAGGCAAGGCGGATCATGATTTCGGAAAGGCGGTGCTCAAGCAAATACCGGAAGCAATCAAAAATCCCGTTGCGGTTATTGCCTCAAAAAGTCACAGTGACACAAGTACGGTCGTGATACTTGATATGCAATACGATGGAAAATCGATTGTATGTGCGGTTGTTATCGACGGTTACGGACAGCAAAACAAGGAGAGAATAGACAGTAACGCCATAACGAGCATACACACACGACAGAATGCAGTGACGGGTCTTTTGAATGACGCCATCGAAAACGAGAGTGCCGGAAATGTCGCAGTGTACTACATAGACGCAAAAAAAGCCACCGGCTTACTCCAGCGGGTTGGGCTACAATTGCCCAAGCGGCTGTTTCGCACCGATGGCTACATACATAGTATACGCGATTCCGATTCAAGTGTCAAGCCAAAATTTGAAAATGTAACAAAAAGCCAGCAGTTCAAGCGTTGGTTCGGTGACTGGGAGAAGAAGCCGAATACTGCGAGCAAGATTGTCAACGAGGACGGAACACCGAGGATAATTTATCATCAAACTGCGGCTGAGTTCAATGTGTTCAGCAATGCAAATCCGCTTGCCGGACGCAATGACAGTGAAACGCCGAACGGATTTTTTGCAAAGGACAATGATGCGGATATCGGGGTTGGCGGAAACAAACAGATGGCATTGTACGGTGACATGAAAAAGCCACTCCACTTCAAGGATCGTGCAGAAGCGAAAGCGTGGTACTCAGAGCACATAGACGGGTATAAGGGACTCACAGAAAAGCTTAACAAACTCGACGAAGAATACCAGTCGAAATACGATGCTCAAGAAACGGCCAACGACGAATACTATGAGCAGAACTATGAAGCTTATGTTGCCGATGATGCGGAAGTCACTAAAAAAATCCTTGAAAATGAGGATAAGCTCGACGATATTCTTGAACAATGGAAAGAGACTACCGACACTATACGAGGAGAGCTTCGGGAGCTACTGGACAGTTATTTTATAGAAAATGACAGCGGCTACGACGGAATAATTCTCGATTTTGACGGCAGACGAAAAGGTGAAAATGCCAAGAGCTATATCTTCTTCAAAAATACTCAGCTTAAATCTGCAACAGACAATGTCGGTCTTTTTGACAAGAAGAATCCTGATATTCGTTATTCTCTCAAAAGCACTTCTGCAATAGAGGAGCAGAACAAGAAGCTCATACAGGAGAACAAAGCTCTGCGCGAATACAAGCGAGAGTTCGAGTGGCGCCTCGGAATAAACAAAAAAGAGCTTGATGAGCGGGCAATACGCAGGCTTTCGAAAAAAGTGCTCAAGGAATACAGCAGCAAGTATAATACCGGAACGCTGACGCAAAACCTCAAAAATATCTTTGAAGCACTTGCAAATATGGACGACGGCATAACTTATGATGAAGTTATTGCGAGGACTGCGGAGGTTGCCAAGGCGGTGCTCGAAGAGAGCGCAGTGCTGAACACCGATATGTCCGAACAGTACAATGCGCTGCGTGAATATGCGAAGGGCACGAAAATAAAACTCAGCGAACAGCAGAAAAAAGAGATTGCCTATTACTACGGAAGCTATGAGAATTTCAGAAGAAAGAACTTCGGAAAGATAAGGCTTTCCGAGGAAGGCAGTACGCTTGATTCTCTTTGGGGCGAGATGTCCGAACTTTGGCCGGAGTTCTTTGAACCGGACACGCACGAGCTTGAGCAGGTGCAGACGCTCGTAAATGCACTCGAAACCATAAAACCGTTCTATGAAAATCCGTTCTACGACGGTTCTTTCGATATGGATATAGACACGGCGAGCTATGACCTTGCAATGCGGCTGTATGAGGAGTATTACGACATTCCGGAGCTCAAGACGCTGCGGCAGAAGATTGAAAAAGAATACCGTGACAGATACGACAAGCGCGTTGAAAAAATCAAGGAACAGGAAGCTGCTAAGCGCCATAAGCTTTCGGAGGAACTCATAAAGCAAAAGGCGCTCTATGAACAACGCACATTCGAGGATCGCCGCGAATGGCTGCGCAAGGATGCTATGGCAAAGAGTAAACGGAGTATCGAGAGAAGTGCAAAGACTCTTAACAGGTTCCTGCAGAACCCGAACAAGACTCAGCATGTGCCGGAAGCTCTGCGTTCGGCTCTCGGGGAGTTCCTGGTATCTCTTGATGTCTACGGGAACAGTCAGTCAAAAGATGCGTTTGAGTGGCGCAAATCTATGTCGGAGCTGCAGGGAGAATTGCGCAAAATGCAGCAGGGAAATGACCCGAAGTATCAGCAGTTCCTGGCAGACCTCGACCCGGATCTTATGCCGATGATGACAACGCTGCTTGAGGTATATAAGGGCAGTTCCATAAAGGATATGGATGCGCAGGGACTCGCCGAGCTTGAAACTGTTATGCAGCAGATAAAGGGCGGAATAACGAGAGCAAACGAATTGCTTGCAAACAGCCGCTATGGGACAGTTCAGGCAATCGCCGACGCGAGCGTGCATGAGATGGACAGCCGCAAGAGCTTCAAGGACAAGGTAAAGGTTGGGTATAAGCAGCTGAATGTAAATATGCTTAACTCTTTCAGCTTCTTTCACCAGCTCGGACCGGCAGCAGAGACAGTTTTCAAATCCATTCGTTCCGGAAAAAATGAACAGATCAACATGCTTGCTGAATCAAATAAATTTATGGAAGCAACCGTCAGCCAGAAGGAAATACAAGACTGGGAGCACTCAAAGCAGACCTTTAAGGTCGAAGGCGGAGAACTGACATTGACGGTCTCGCAGATGATGGAACTGTATAACCTCTCCAAACGAGAGCAGGCGCGGGATCATCTTCTTCTCGGCGGAATCCGTCCTCTGGACACTTCAAGGCAAGAGGCGAAAATGCGAATCAAGGAGCAGTTCGGTAAGGGCGAAGAAACATACGCTAAGGCTGTGCAGGTGACGGTGGAAGACCTTGGAAAGATAATCGACTCTCTGACACCGAGGCAAAAGCAGGTTGCAGAGAAAATGCAGGGCTTTTTGAGCGGAAATGTTGCTGATTGGGGCAACAAAGCGTCAATGACACTGTACGGCTACAGAAAGTTTACCGAAGAGCATTACTGGCCGATACAGGTCAACAAAAACTCCGTGCGGACGATGAACGCGGAGGACGGGGCGGTTCAGACTCAGAGCAATTTCTATAAGCTTGTCAACATCGGCGCGACAAAGAGCGTCCAGCGAAATGCAAGTAACGGACTGTTTATCAAGGGCGCCTTCGATACCTTTACAAAGCACATCACCGAAATGAGCGCATATTCGGCATATGCGGTGCCGGTAACCGACGCGATGAAATGGTATAATGCCCTGAGCTTCGAGGAAAAGGACGACGGATATATAGCCATATCCGGCACGAAGCAGTCTATAGAAAGAGCTTTCGGCAATGATGCGAAAGCATATTTCGAAAAGTTAATTCTTGATATTAACGGCAGTGCAGACAATAAATATGCAGGGGGAGCGGGCGAGGAAGCACTGATACGAAACTTCAAGGTAGCCGCCGTCGGAGCAAACATCAGGGTCGCCATTCAGCAGCCTACGGCGTATCTCAGAGCATCAGCCGTTATGGATTTGAAATATCTGCTCAAAGGGCTTCTTCAAAAGCCGGCAAGCAAAGAAGCAATAGACAATTGCCCGATCGCAAGATGGAAAAGCTGGGGATTCTATGAGACGAGTATGGGCATAACGATGAAGCAGCTTATAACCGGACAGCAGACGGTCGTCGATAAGATCCGCGAAAAGTCTATGTGGTTGGCCGGAGTCGGCGATGAGCTGACATGGGGAGTGCTCTGGAATGCGTGTAAAGCAGAAATAAGAGATAAAACTGACTTTGAAGAGGGAACTGCAGAGTTCACGCAGGCAGTTTCAGACAGATTCAGCGAGGTGGTTGATAAAACTCAGGTCGTTGATTCAATACTTCACCGAAGCCAGTTCATGCGCAGCACGAGTTCTTTCTCGAAGATGCTTAGCGCCTTTAAAGCCGAGCCGACGATTTCATACAATATGCTGTATACCGCGGCATATGACTACAACAACGCAAAGCCCGATAAAAAGAAGGCAATGGCAAAACGATTAGTTCGTGTTGCGGTAGCGCATATCGCGACAAGCATCTTGACTGCCGGAATAGCGTCGATAGCAGATGCGTTCCGCAACGATGATGATGAGAAGAAATGGCTTGAGCTTTATCTTGAAGCATTCGGAGGCAACACGCTTGACGGAATCAATCCGTTTTCAGCCGTGCCGTATGTCGGAGATATTCTCTCAATCTTGTCCGGATATTCTGTGAGCCGCATGGATATCGAGGGTATTGAAGAACTAATTCAGTCCTGCGAATCGTGGCAGAAAGTATTCAGCGGCGAGAAGAAAAATCCGGATGTCTGGAAGCTGATGATGAGCAGTGCAAAGGGAATTTCAAAGGTCAGCGGTCTGCCGATAGCGAACACGATGCGCACTTTTGAAAGCTTGTATAATTTCTTCTCTCCCGACAACCTCGGCAGGGAAGCAAGCTCCACGGAATACAGAAAGCTATACAATTCGATTGCCGAGGGAAAATATCAGAAGCAGTACGATAAGCTTATCAAAAAGGGTTATACCGCGCAGCAGCTCGAGAACGGTGTTAAGAATAATCTGGTGAAGTCCGAACCTCGAATCGCGCAGGCTGCACAGGCGCGCGAAAGAGGAAACATCTCAGAATATAAAAAAATATATGAAGAGCTGGTTTCTGAAGGATATCCGTCAAACGCGGTCATAAAAGCAATCAATAACTATATGACAATGCAGACGGCTGCGGCGCAGGCAAAAAGCAACGGAGACGACAGCGCACTCAGCGGCAAGCTCGAAGCTTTGCTCGAGAGCGGGTACGATGAAGATGAAGTGAACAGGATGATAGATGAGATTGCCGCAGAGCTTGATCCCGAAGCAGAACAGGATAAAGCGGTCGAAGAGAAAAAACTTTATGAGTATAAAGACCTCCAAAAGGCACTTGAAAACTCTGATGTTTCGTCCGCAAAAGAGATAGTCGAATATCTGCGAGCAAACGGCAAAGAGGATAAGACAATCCGCCAGGCATTGACAAAAGACCTCAAATCTGAGTATCAGGAAATGTACAAAAGCAATGATACGGAGGGCATGCGCCGGACGCGCCAAATGCTCTATGAGTTGAACATAGGGTATGATGATAAGACATTTCAGCGTTGGATTAAAGACATGACAAAGTGACAGCGAGGCGGGGAGAAATACTTCCCGCCTTTTGCTATACTTAAATCAGAGGTGAACCGAATGGAACGTGTAGAGCACAGAATAAAGCTAAATCTTATGAAAGCCGGTTTGCAGGGTCAGGTAATCGTGAAAAAGGCTGACTCTGACAGTCAAAAAATAAATATATACCTATCGTCGGCCGCAGGTCCATTCGACATGAGCGATATCGCATCGGCAATTCTGCGAGCGGAAAAGCCAGACGGTAAGGTAATGTTCAACAGCTGTACTGTGTGCGAGGATAGGCTGGAATATATTATCACAACTCAGACGATAGCTGCGACTGGGACTGTGACATGTGAAATTACCTTAACGAGCAATTCGGGTCAGATTCTCGTAACACCGCGCTTTGAGATTATAGTTGCAGATGTCATCTATTCTGACTCTGAGATTGAATCAACAAATGAATACACAGCGCTGGAAAAAGCTATAAAAAAGGCATCCGCGCTGAAAGACGGAACGACATTTACGCCCAGCGTCAGCGACGAAGGGGTTCTTTCATGGTCGAACTCGGACGGCAAGGACAATCCCGCGGCGGTTAATATAAAGGGACCGAAGGGTGATCCGGGAGCAAAGGGAGACAAAGGCAAGCCTGGTAAGGATGGGGCATCGGAACTTTTTATTGTTAATGTGCAGGCGCAAAGCGGGGCAGATGGATATACAATTACTTCCCACAATAAGACCTACGAGCAAATAGATGCAGCTTATAAGGCGGGCAAGCAAGTTTTGATTGCTTTCACGGTTACGAATGAGAATAACACATTTTTAATTCCTCTCGGGATTGCCACAGAAACCGATTATGAGTTCTTAGTTTTTGCCAATGCGGTCTTTTATGTATATGTCGATAACACAGATACGTGGGATTGCTATGTGGAACCACTTGAAGCAGACAGTATTAAAGCCAAGATATCTGCCGACAGCTCTGCACAATCATTAAGTTTACAGACAATTCTTAACAGTTTGGTTTATCCTGCGGTTGAGAAAGCCCACGAGCATAGTAATAAGTCCGTACTTGATGGTCTTTCCGACTCTAATGGAGTTCTTTATTATAATAACAAACCCATAATCGCTCAAAAAATCTCTGAGGGTCCATATATAACCCTTGCTGACAATACCGAGTACCGTCTTACAGATGTCACGACCTTAAAGCTAAGCTATCCGGTAGGTGATTTCGAATCTTGGATGCGCCTGACCTTTGCTGCGAGCGGCGATATAACGGTCACTCTGCCCGCGGGCACCGGATATATCGGCACTGCGCCGGATTTTAAAAACGGCGAAACATGGGAGCTGAGCTTTAAAGACAAAATTTTGGCGGCGCAGAAAGTCGGTGAGGGCACTTGAACAGGCGCAGATTTATATGGCAAAAGGCGCAGGCGCAGAGCGGACTACCGGAGAGCTATACGGCATTGAAATATATCCAATCGTCGGGCACTCAGTATATCGACACTGGACGCAAGCTAACGCAGGATTCTGATATCACTATAGACTTTATGATAGTTGGTACAAAAAACAGGAACGCAGGTATATTCGGTTCGCGCGAAAGTGCATCGAAAAATAATCTTGCGCTATTTCAAGATGGGGGTTCAGGTTATTTCGCCGGCGACTTTTCCGAATATCGACAGCACCGTTTTACGATGACTTTAATATCGGAACGAACAAAAATCCGAATGAACAAAGCTGGTGTATGGGTTAATGATATTTTAAAAAAATCTTGGAGCGATGTCGCCGACTTCGAGACACCGACAAATGGATTAATATTTGATATCGGCAACAATAACTGGACGGGCAATAAGGCTATTATGCAGTTATATAGCTACACAGATGGCAACGCCCAACAGCTTGTCCCTTGTCTCGATGCAAACGGTGTGCCGTGCCTTTATGATCTTATAGGCAAAACGGCGCTCTATAATCAGGGCGCGGGCAGCTTCACATGGGGGTGA